TCGGAGAAGCAAACATGAAAGTCCTTTCTTCTTTCTCTGACCTCCCTATGTACAACTTTGGAGTCAAGGTTCAGAAGGAGATGGAAGATGCTGAAAGGCAGTTTCTTGAGCAGAACATTCAGGTTTCACTCTCTCAGAAAGAGCTGGACCTGGAGGACGCCATTGCTATTAGGCAGCTCAAGGACATCAACCAGGCAGAAAGACTTCTTATTGTTCGTCGTCAGAAGAGAATGAAGAAGCAACAAGAGATTGCTCAGCAAAATTCTCAGATGCAGGCTCAGCAACAAGCTCAGGCAGCACAGGCAGCCTCTCAAAGCAGGCAGCAAGAGATGCAGATGGAGTCTCAGCTTGAGGCTCAGAAGATGCAACTTAAGAACCAGCTTGAAATTCAGCTTGAACAGGTTAAGCATCAGTACAGAAGAGAGATCGAAATGATCAGAGCTCAGGCCACTCTTGGATTCAGAACAGAAGAGCAGGAGTTCAAGGAGAAGCTTGAGGTCTTGAAAGAGGATAGAAAGGACGACAGAGTTAAGAAGCAAGCCGTTCAGCAGAGCAAGCTTATTTCTCAAAGACAGGGAAAGAGAGGAGAAGCTGAAGAGGTTCAAGAAGCTCAGGACACTTCTCAGATTATAGACGACCTTATCGGAGAATAATCGCTTCTAGGCCTTTTCTTATATTTGCATTATGCCCAAAGTTGTAAAGAGAAAAGCCAAAATGCCTAAGATGAAGATGGGCGTCCACAAGAGCAGGTCTGGTGGACTCACTCCTGAGGGTGTCGCAGCATATCGCAGAGCCAATCCTGGAAGCAAGCTTAAGACTGCCGTTACTGGAAAGGTCAAAAAGGGCAGTAAAGACGCCAAGAGACGCAAGTCTTTCTGCAAGCGTATGTGTGGAATGAAGAAAAGGCTCACTAGCGCTAAGACTCGTAGAGACCCTAACTCAAGAATCAACAAAGCTCTACGCAACTGGAGATGCCGCTGCAAATGAAAACAGTAAAGTACAATAAAGGAGGAAAGCTTAAGATCTCTCAGAAGACACTTTCTGTGGATCCCCCAAAAGGATATCACTGGATGGAGGAACGTGGAAGGTACTTCTTGATGAAGGGAGACTATAAGCCTCATCCTGGCGCTATCGCAAAAGCAAAGTTCAAACTCGTAAATCACCCTAAGTCATGAAATCAAAGAAAGACGCTTGCTATCACAAAGTTAAGAATGCTGAGATAGCTAGGGGTAATACATGGCCCAGTGCATACGCTAGTGGAAGACTAGCAATTTGCAGGAAGAAGGGTGTAAATAATTATGGCAAGGGTAAGAAAAAATAATGGCGAGGGTTAGAAAAACACCAGAAGGCCTCAAGTTAAAGCGGTGGTTTAAAGAAAAATGGAGAACGCTGTCTGGAGATAAGGATTACTCAAAAGGAGATAGAACCTTTAGGCCTACAGTACGAGTCAGCAAAGACACTCCTGTGACTGCAAGCGAGCTTACTCCTGCGGAAAAAAGAAGAGCTAGAAAAGAGAAGAAAGAAAAAGGGAGGGTGAGTAGATACAGAATATTAAAGAAAAATAGATAATCACTATATTTGCGAAAACCAACAACAACAATACTTTTTTAAAATGGCTACAGTTACAGCTTCACTCACTCTAAGCAGCCCAGACCTCACTGGTGATAACCTGTCTTTGAGGCGATTACGCCGACGACAAGGCTCACAAGGTTTACATCAGGAACACGAGCTCTGTTGCTACAGAGCACATTCTCGTAACCATTGAATCTCAGCTTTTGGGTCGTTTGTACGCTGGTGATTGGACTTTGCTTCCGTTTAACGGAGACCAAGACATCAAGATCACTCCAAGCGTCTCTACTGCCTTGACAGTTGAGTTCATGGTTATCTATGAATCATAATGGCAAGAATTTCTGCTCAAATATTTTTCGGCAGTGAGGATGCCCTTTCGTATCCAGTTTCCATAAGTGCTTCATTCACTGGACCAGTTGACTCTGGCCACACCATAAGAACGAAGGTTCTCGGTACGGCTCAGGGCTCTGATGCTGTGACTGTTTCGAAGGCTAATGACAAACTTGCGGTAGCCTATTTGTTTGTCAAGAACATGGATAGAGAGAAAGAAAAATACATATACCTCTACACGGGCTCAACAAACATCGCCAAGATTGGTGGTGGGGAAGCTGTAATGCTCCCTGTTGTGCCTGATGCAGATTTCAAGGTATATGCTACAGACGCGGCTCAAATCATTGAGTACGCTGTATTCGGAATGGATAACACAACTGCTAAACTCGGATAATATGGCACACTTAACACACACGCTCCCTAAGAGCTTTGCTTTGGTCAACGGTGCTGAGACTGTTACGGCAGACATTTTTGCTGTGCAAGTCCTTGTTGCTGCTGACGCTAGCTTTGACGCTAAGGCCGCTGGCATTTTCGAGCAACTTGCACAGAATGCTTCCGATGGAAACACGCACTTGGACACTGACGGAAGCAACCTTGGTGGTACTCACGCCGCTGGCTTTTACGAAAGACGCAGTGATGTGAATACAACTTTGCCTTGCATTGCTGGTAACGTAATCTACGGTGACTTCAAGGCGGTAACAGGTACATCTGGAGATCAGTTTATCTGCTACCTCAAGTAATTTGAAACAAAATAATTTAATTTAAGATGGAAGAAAACATCACAAACTTTGAGATTGCAAGCTCTCCAGAAGAGCTGCAAGCAAGCATGGATAGAGAGACTCAATCAGAGCCTCAAAACCCAGTTCAGGAGGCTGCCCAAGAGCAGGTCCAGGAGCCCGCTCCTCAGGAGCCTGTTCAGGAGTCTCAATACGTAGACCCAGACGCAACTCCAACTGAGCCACAACAAGAGGTTCAGAGTGAACAACCAGAAGTACAACAAGAGTACGAGGAAGCTGATATCGAAGATGCAGTCCTTAATTACTTGAGCGAGAGGCTCGGTAGGGACATCTACGATTTCGATGACCTTTCTGCTCCACAACAAAACGCTTTAGACGAAAGGATTGAAGCAATAGCTCGCTTTGTAGACGAAACGGGTAGAGCACCAGAGGATTGGTTTGCATACCAGCGCCTAAATCCGTCCGAGATGGACGATTTTACCGCTATTCGGGTAAACCTTGCTACTGACTACCCTAACCTCTCTACGGACGAGATCAATCTGCTTGTTCAAAGCAAATACAAGTTGGACACCGACCTCCACTCGGAGGAAGAGGTTCGACTGTCTCAGCTTCAGATGAAGATCGACGCTCAGAAGGCCAAAGAAAGCATCGAGACGATGCGTAGTGAATACATGGCTCCTGAGGTTGACAATTCAGATGACGGCTCTGACATCATTAACGAGGATTGGATTCGTGACATGGCTATGGAGGTGGAATCTATGACGGGCCTTGAGTTTGACTTGGGGGGCGACAAGACTTTCACCTTTGGGCTTGAAGACGATTACAAGGCTCAGCTCGTTGACAAGAATGCTCGACTCGACGAGTACTTTGATCCTTACGTCCGAGAGGATGGTAGCTGGGATTACGACATGCTCTCTTCTCACAGAGCTGTGATTGACAACATCGACAGAATCGTCTCGTCTGCTTACAGACAAGGCATGAGCGATGGTCAACGCGGTATTGTTGATAAGGCAGCAAACGTCAGTTCCGAGTCACCGCAGGTCGGACAAACTGAAACAACTGTTGACCCCGTTATTTCTCAACTAAAACAAATTATGGGTGACGGTGGTCGCATGACCTTTAAACTATAAAAACTAAGAAACTATGGCTACTACTAGCTCATTGGGGCCAACTACCGCTACAGGTCAGAGTCCCCAATTTAGACTCACTCCAGAGAAGTATACCTCTCTGAACGATTTGCTCACAGGAACAAACGACATTAACAAGCCAGAGGTTAGAGACCTCTTGGTTAAGTCTTACGGCGATCAAGGAATCACTGGATTCTTGAAACTTACTGGAGCTGTCAATAATGCTGGGGCTGCTGACCAAATCGAATACTTCGAAGAAGGTCGTCGTCACAGAACCTTTACTATCGACGCCGTTGAGGGTGGTGGCGCGCCCACTGGCGCGACTGATAACTTTGAGGTGTCCGTTGACGAGACCGCTATTGCAGGTGATGATCCAGCAACCTCTAAGTTCTTCCAGACTCGCGATGTCGTAATGAACACAGCTAATGGCGTTCGTTACATTATTATGAACGACAACAGAGCTGCATCTGGTGGTGACGTGAATGCCATCACCTTGGCTCGTTTGGACGGCACGGCGTTGGGCTCTGATGACAACGTTACTACTGCTACTGAGTTTGTTGTTTTGGGCAACCTGTACGAGCAGGGGTCTGATCAGCCTGAGCACTTCATGCGTCCAGATGTAATTCGTCAGAAGAATCCATTTATGATCATTAAGGATCGATTCCAAGTAAACGGTTCTCAGGCCACCAATG